GCTTTACGCCCAGCATCCGCTTTAGATTTAGGATTTGGCGCAGGCGCCTTAAGATTTGCATTATTTTTTGCATTGTACGCAGCCCTTCCTTTGGCAGTCATACCCGCACCTTTGTCGGTGGGTTTATAGTTCGCGCCTTTGCCCGTGGTTGTACGAGCTATGGGTTTGTCATGTTTTTTTGTTGCCATTACGATCCCATCCATGAGTTCAAGGCTGCGCCTTGAGATTGATATGTCTGTTTGCGAAGTATACCTTTAGATTCGCGGTGTGCAACAGGAAATGCAAAAGTCAATGCAATAGCGTCTGCACTGTCTGGGGATGCCAAACCTCTCGCTTTCATGTCTTTCTTTGATTCCAAGAAAATGGCACCCTTACTGTCTGGTTTCATCAGTGGACTGATTAAGTCAGTCTTGAGCGTTTTTTCCTTGGGGATGCTTGCAGATTTTAACCAATCCTTCATCTGCCCCCAAATCTGCGCCCTCATGTTGCCGTACATCATGGGGTTCCTTGACTTGTTCGCAAAGTTGACACCCCTGATCTTGTAGCGTTGTTCCTTGAGCCGGTCAACCACACCCGCCCCAAGCCCACCTTCATCGATGGCTACTACCGCAGGCTCATACTGCTCGATGGCCTCGATCACATGACCAACCACCACCATCGTATCGTCGCCCTTGTACTTGCGGATCTCCACGATGTCCCGTCCTTGACGCACTGCAATAACTGTTGAATCGCTGCCAAAGCGGGCAGGGTCTACCCCAATGACGATGGGCGCGGAGTCATCCCGCCATTTGTCCCGTTTCATAGCGTCATCTACTAGGCTTGATGAGATGAACTGATCGTCCCCTTCTGATGGGAACGAACCGTACACCTCTACGTGCGCTTGGTAAGAATCCGCGCCGTATTCCTCAATGATCTGGTTGTACACGTTCTTGTCGGTGCCTTCTACTTCCCGCGCATCGACCTGCCGAGATTGCCAGAAGTCCCGTTTGCTACCCTCGATCGCCTCATAAAAATAGCCCGTATTGCGCCGTGGATTGCTAAAGCAGCACCAAAAGCGGTTGGGCGTGTTCTCTGTAAAGAAGCCACTTGTCACCGCCCAGATGGAGTCGTCAATACCAGACGCCTCATCAAACACGACCATTACCCCATCGTAGTTATGCACACCCGCAAAAGCGTCAGGATTCTCAGCCGACCACAGCCGCCCTTCTAAGTTCCAATAGCGCGTGCCTTTCTTCAGATCACGCTCGACCAACTCGGTCAGCCATTTGGCGGGCATCACTCTTGTTGCACTGATCTCCCACCAGTGGGTGTTGATTGACATGGACGACCACTTAGTGATCTCAGCCCAAGTGACTGAGCGTAGCTGACTTTCGCTGTTGGCAGACACAATGACCGTTGACCCGATGCGGGTGGTCATCATCCACAGGACTAGCCAAGACACTAAGGCCGACTTACCAATACCACGGCCTGACGCAATCGCTAGCCTTAGTACGCTAAAGTCAATCTGCCCATCGTTCTTTTTGATGTGGTCTGTTAGATCAGTCAATACCTGGCGCTGCCATTTACGTGGGCCAGTAAAGTGTTCAAGTGGCGTCCCCGCTTGCCCCCAAGGGAAAGCAAACATCACAAACGCTAGCGGGTTGTCCTTGATGGCGGGTGACCATAACCGCGCCATGAGTTCTTGTTCATCTTGCGCGGAATAGCGGGTAGTTTGCATTAATTAGCGTTTGCCCGTTTTGGTATAACTTTTTAATGACTCAAGCAGGGCGCGTTGCACAGGCTGATAGCCAAACGATTCATTAATCTTTTCAGGCCATTGACCCACAACGTAGCCACGAAGGGCAGAATCAGTAGCGTTGCGAATAGCATCCGTTTCAGGGCGTCCTTCTGCTAGTGTTGCATCGTAATCTAACGCGTGTTCACGCAAATTTTTTAGCTGTTCAGGACTCCAAGTCTTAGCTAGCTTGTCGCTAATTTCTCTTGCGTAAGGATCAACGTGCATTACTTCACCTACTAAATCATGGTGGGTAAACGCGTCAGGTCTATAGATTTCAATACCAAGCTGCCCCATTGGTAACTCTTTTGGGCGCGAAAACGTACCATCGCCCATAGGTCTACCTGTTTCTTCGGGGTCGTACGTTTGTGCAAAACCTTCACCTTGCCTTGCGTTGGTAATAACGACAGGCTTATGTTGGCTTAAAAATGGATAGTCTTGCAACGCTTTACGCATCAGCGAGTCAATGTACGGGTTCGAGTTACTTCGGCTCTCAGGCGCCAAAGCGTTGACGGATTCTGGCGCTAACGCGTTAACTGTAGCCATTAAGCTGCTTTCTTTTGTTTAGCTGTTACTTCTTTGAACTCTACAGTCTGGGCGGGTTGGTTTTCCAGAGCGTTGATAACTCTTGATTGCGCTTGTTCAAGCGCTGCCGTGATAGATATTCGTTGTTCAACATCGATTGAAAGCTGTTGCTTGGCAACCCATCCGTGCTGGTGCTGGAGGATGGCAAGGGCGGCTTTGGAGTCACCGTCTTTTGCAGCAAGATGCAAGATCTCAGACATTTCACGTTCTCCATCTGCTCTGCCTTTAAGTTCTGCGTATTCCGCAATGGGGTCAAACAACACTAACTGCCTGTATTCGGTCGGGGTCATTCCAGCTGCTAGCGCCAAAGAGTCACCCTTAAGTCCGAGTTTGGCGGCTTTCATTATGGCTTCGAGCCGTGACTCTGTAGCTTGGAGCTTGCGAGGTTCGTAGTGGAAGCTAGTGAACATACGCGTGATGTTATCACTTTTTAATAAAAAATAAAAATTAATAGCTTGAGGGGCTGATTTCTATTTAGAAAAAAATTGTTCGTGGAACCTCCCTAGCCACAACAGTCGACCGCAAGGCCCTACCCGGGGGCTATCGGCTGGCACCCGCGCGCCGTATGGGTTTGCGGGCGGGCGCATAGCGTGACCCTATATAGAATAAGGGTTAGCGGGCGGGCGCGGCCACAATGGCCGGGCGTTTTCCCCTTTTACCATTTGCGCGGCGGGCGCGTGGCAATGTCACCAGGGCGGCCGGGCGCGTGGCCGGTATTGATACCAGGGCGCAGCCGGGCGCGTGGACATTGTGGATATATCCACCCAGGGCGCGGCCTGCAATTGTGGGCAATGTGGACGGGTTAAAAAACAATTGCCCACAATGTCCACAATTATTTTGATTTACGCGGCGGCGGGCGCGAAAATTTAAGATAAAAGCGCGGACAATATGGACAATTTAAACTGTCCACGCCCATTAGCACCTCGCTAAGTGTAAAATTACACTACCTATAAAATACAAATCTTAGCTATATATCTTATAAGCATTGTCCACCTTATCCACAATATATCTTTATTCCTGATTTTGTAAGGGTTTGCCGGCGCCAATTGTGGACAATTCAAACCCGTTTTAAATTGTCCGCAATCAATCCACAATACCCGCAAAACAATCCACAATAGATCTATATTGTACTTATGCAATTTAGTGTATATTTACGCTATTGTAATTTTACTAGGAAACCAAAACCATGCCCGCCAAATATAACTTATTGCCTTTAACTAATTTCAATAGTCAAAATGAGCTAGACTCAATCGCCGCGCTATTGCTTACCCATGCCAAAATTACGCGTACGCAATACGCCGCGATTATGGCGTTATGCGCTGGGGGTTATCCCGTTAGCTTGGAAATAGCGCAGCGTATGGCCAAACAAGTGCTATACATAAGCAAGAATGGCGCAGCCTATAAGCTCAACAATCGATCAAAAATTACCTATATTGGGGAAACTACTTAGAAAATAAACTACACTTTTATGTAAAAAATGCTTGATAAATGTAAAACAATGGTTTACAGTCTTTATATGGGCGGCAATAAAGGCCCATTTAATTAACTAAAGTAAAGGCAAAAAATGACTAAGCAACAATTAAAACAAATTGAAATGGCCCGCCGTTATATCAACAATGGCATGATAGATTGCGCAGCGCGCAGCGTATCCGGCCTGATCCGCTCCGCCATGAGCGCCAAATCACGCAATGCATTGCTAGCATTCGCGCTTGAGAATGGCCTTACAAATCAACCGGATTTTATTATCTAAGGGGCTAAAAATGACTAAATCAGAATATAAAAAATACCAAAATGTAACTATTTGGGAAATTCTTGGGGCTTGCGCCCTGGGCGCCGTCTTAGGCGCTTTATTTGCTTACGGCCTATTGAATGGGGGTTTATAAAATGCTTACTTTGAATGATATCGATCAAATAGAAAACGGCGCGGAAACTGAAGAGGATTATTTTCTAAGCATTCAGGCCGCTATAAACGACGGCGCCTGGGCGCTCCAGGGATCATACGGCCGCGCAATGATGGACGCGATCAAGAGCGGGCAATGCTTACTAGGCCGCGAGAGCTGCCGGGATTACTGGGGTAATGCGATACCAGGCCGCGACGATGTAAAGGCCGGAACCGCGGGATCTTATGATTTTGTAATTAAAACAATGGGCCAGGAATGGGCCGATCTAATGGGAGGGTTTTAATTATGGCGTATATGAACCAGGAAAAAAAGGCCGTAATTAAGGCGGCACTAGATAAGGTACTAAAGGCCCGCGGGTTTAAGTATTCGCTGCGGGTTTGCCATCATTCTAGTATCGCCTGCACAATTGCGGCCGGGCCGGTAGATTTTGGCGCCGATTATGAACAAGTTAATTTATATTGGCTAGATGATCACTACACCGGCGACGCGCTGCAAGTATTAAAAGATTGCCGCGACGCGCTCCAGGCCGCCGGGTACTATGACCGCAGCAATGCCCAAATAGATTATTTTGATACCGCTTACTATATGCACCTAAATATTGGCGCCTGGGATAAACCGTACAAAATAACCGCGCCCACAATGCGCCAGGCGGCGGCCGCGATGACGGAAGAGGCCATAAAGGCCAAAATTCTAGAGCAGGGTTGCAGCGTTGATTTTCTTAATAATCGCGTAATTGTGAAGGCGTTTACATTATGAACACTCAATTATCCAAAATAGGCGGCGGCCTGCGCTATCACTTAACGCCAAAATCCGCCAATGTAAAAACCGGGCCAATCCCGGTTAGCACTACCAGCGCGGCGACCTGCCCGCCGGAATGCCCTTTTAATAATTCCAATGGCTGCTATGCTGGGAGCGGGCCGCTGGCCCTGCACTGGGCCGCCGTAACGCGCGGCGACCGCGGCGATTATTTTGCCGATTTTTGCGACAAAATCGCGGCGCTGCCACCCGGCCAATTGTGGCGGCATAACCAGGCGGGCGATTTACCAGGCAACGGGCTAGAGATTGACGGGCGCGCCCTGGGCGACCTAGTAAAGGCCAATAAAGGGCGCCGCGGGTTTACTTATACCCATTACAACCCGGCCAATGGCCGCAATGCTGCCTATATTAAGGGCTGCAATGATTTTGGGTTTACGGTCAACCTGAGCGCCAACACGCCGGCCCATGCCGATGACTTAGCAGCTTTAGGCCTGGGGCCTGTAGTGACTGTATTACCAATAGATCAACGCGAGAATACAGTCACGCCCGGCGGCCGGAAAATTGTAGTATGCCCGGCAACAATTCGGGAGGGTATCAGCTGCGCGACTTGTAAGCTTTGCGCCGTTAGTAACCGGGAGGCCATTATCGGTTTCCCGGTGCATGGCACTCAGGCCAAGAAAGCGGCGCGGGTTTTTAGTATTCAATCAATTCACTAATCTAAAGGAAATTAAAAAATGAGTCTACCTTCAATAGTAAGCGTTATTATGCGCCGCGATAATTTAAGCCTGCATGATGCAATTGATTTAGTAAATGAAGCCCGCGACGCCGTCGCCGATGGTATGGACCCGGAAGCGGCCTGCGGGGTTTTTTTTTGGCCTGGAGCCTGATTATTGTTTTGATTTAATGTAAAGGAAAATAAAATGATCTATTCAAATAGTGATAAGCAATTACTGGCGCAGGCAATTGCCGATAACCGCGCGTTCAATGCTCAATTAATACGGGCGCAGTTGGAGCGCAAAATAACCACTGTAGACATGCACCTACACAATGCCGCGCTCAATGCCCGCGACAATGAAGGCCGCGCGGCCTGGCATGATATTAACCAGGCCCGCAACGTATTAACTCAAATTCTGGGGAGCCTGTAATGTATCGCGTAACCTATATAACCTACTTAGGCGGGATAGAGTCGCAAGCGTGCCGGCGCTTTAGTAACGCCCATAAGGCCAAGAGTTTTGCGCGCCAAGTTAACGGGACAATTGAAAAGGGGCCGCGCCTATGCTTGCAATAATTTGCGGCCTTGTAATTGCCCTATTAATTGCCGAATTATTAGATTTATAAACCCGCAGCACTTAACCCGCCCGGCCTTAGCGCCGGGTTTTTTATCGCCTGGGCGCTGCCCTGGTAACCGCCTGCCCTGGTAACCGGCTGCCCTGGTAACCGGCTGCCCTGGTAACCGGCTGCCCTGGTAACCGGCTGCCCTGGTAACCGGCTGCCCTGGTAACCGCCTGCCCGCCTGCCCTGGTAACCGCCTGCCTCTGCCCGCTGCGCCCGCCTGGGTGCTGCCCTGGTAACTGGCCCGCCTGGGTGCTGCCCTGGTAACTGGCCCGCCTGCCCCTGCCGCGCCCGCCTGCCCGCCTGGCCGCGCGCCCGCCTGCCCCTGCCGCTGCCCGCTGCGCCCGCCTGCCCGCCTGGCCGCGCGCCCGCCTGCCCGCCTGGCCGCGCGCCCGCCTGCCCGCCTGCCTATATGACCCGCCGGTTACCAGTTTGTTTTAAATCTTGCAGGGCAACGCTCCCGTTTTTTGCAGGGCAACGCTCCCGTTTTTTGCAGGGCAACGCTCCCGTTTTTTACTTGACTAAAACCATTTTGGGCTGCGGATTTTCTTCTACCATCCTACGCAATTCAGATTTAGAAAGATCGGCCATTTCTGGACAGGCAAAAACGTGTTTCTTTGTGTCATAGTCGCGCGATTTTAAACGCCCGCGGTCTACCCATCCTGCTTCTTTAAGAGCGTGTAATAGCGCAGCCTGTGGCACCTTAACACCTGACGGCGCCGTACCCGCTAAGCGATCACACAAGGAATGGAAAGGGGAACCGATCACACCTTTATTGAACTCCCCTACCCTGTTGCGTAGCATTTCAACTAAATAGCTCTCAGCCATGCTCATGCCATGCTCAACTAGGTTTGCTTTAAATTCAGTCCATATTGGCGGCGCACTAGGATTAAATTTAGATACATCCCGAGCCATAAGCCATTTTGCTATGCAGGCAAACCCTCCCGCCCGATACCAATCCCAAATCTTTTTAGCTTTATTACTATCCATGCGCGGGGCGGTAGACCACACGCAGAACCACCGGCGATCTTGCGACGCTAACGAGATAGGCACCGGGTCATTACTAAATGCCAGGACAAACAAGCGGTTGGCCATCATGTACGGGTGCAAGCCCTTGCGATTAATCGGCAGCATCTCAGGCGGCGCGGCTATGATCGGTTTGAGTTGGTTAGCTAATTGCCGACGCGTTGCAGCGTCAGGCTCTTTTAATTCGTTGATGATCAAGATCTCTGACTCTAATTGATAACCCCACTGGGATGTTACAGAGTTGTTATCCATGATCCCGCGGTTCTTTAGATGGTCACCACAGACTGCCCAAATGAATGGCGCCCAGAATGTATCTTTGCCGCTGCCTTCGTCACCTGCGTGCAAGATGGCGTGATTAACTTTAATCTTCGGGTTTTGTACTTTAAACGCCATCACATCAAAAATATGATCTAGCTCGGCTTGCTCAGGCACAAGTTCCTGGCAATGCTTCATCCACATATCGATGCCGCCATTGTTTGCACCTGATAGCTCCGGTCTTGCGTCACGCCAACGGTTACCAAACAAGTCGCCATCACGCGTAACGATCACACCCTCACCCGCAGCGTAGGTCACACCCACAAGCGCTTTGGCGCCCATCACTTGACGGTTCTCATCAAAGCAGATCGATGCTTCTACCTTGCGCCCTGAATGAATGGATTTGCAGGGGATATGACGGAACAGGGCGTTAAACGTCTGGCGCGACACCTCGCGCCGGTCTTGCATATCAAAGTAGGACTCATCGTCTTGGATGTAAGCAAAGCGCTGGTACCACTCGGCTTTTTCTACACGACCAAGCTCTTTACGTTCAACCTCTGCAATGAGTTCGGCTGCGGTGTCACGATAGATCTCATTTGGGGTTAATTTTGACAGGGCCATGTTCATCTTTTCTGCTAGTAGCTCATCTCGCAGCCCATGATCGACCTCGGGGCCACCATTGTCCGCTACCCAATCTAAAAACATCTGCGAGCTAAACTCAACGCAGTGACCATGCAAACAGCAGTAGCTACGATCTAGGGGTTTATACCTACCTTCAATATTGCCATCAGTATGCTCAGCGTTGTTAGGGCAAACAATACCCATCCAACCCTCACCATTGGCAGCGGACAGGATCATGCCCTGCTCGTTCAACCAAGTGACAACTGAATCCTTGCCAGTGTCAGCCAAGCGAATGGCTACGTTCGTTGCGGTATCAGCAGGGTCAGGTGTGACAGCTAGAGCGACACATATATCTTCAAGGTTGTATTCACGATCGGGGTAAAACTCCACCAAGCGCGACGCAAAGTTATCGCGCCCCGGCTTTAGGTTGATAGATCCAGGCAAGCGGAAGTTACGCACGGCGTTAGTAGCCCCTGGATCAGTGTAGCCCGCCTTGGCAATCGCTTTGATGGCTGCGGTGAAGTCACCCTTGGTCGGTTGTTCTTTGAACGCGTAGCCCCACTGATAAGACCCTTCGGAAGTTTCCATAATCCATGTAGGCGCAAGGGGTGGCTCTTTGGACTTGGTGCCGATGTCATCTAACATCATCACAAGGACGTATTCACAGTTGGCGGCTGAGGCTGACACCTTGCCATCGGCAAAGCGATCTAGGATAAAAGAGCCTGTATTGCCGTAAATAGCCCAATCAGGCTTGACTTTAGCCGTTGGCAAGAACGCAGGCCATGTGCATTTAATTGCCCCATCCGCATGGGTTTGTAGCATCCCGTTGCCATCTAGCTGTGGTTTTTGTCTAACAATTAAAGCAGTTTCGCCTTCTGGCGCTAAATTGGTGATATATTCAACAAAGTTCATTTATGGACTACCTTTCGTGAGGGTTGCCCCCTAGCCTAAAAACTAGGGGGTTTTTATTTTATTTTCCGTACCGCTGCATTGCATGAATCTCTACGCCCAAGGGAATCCCTGTAGCCCAATCGGGCGGCGTACACATAACGCGCTCCATCTCAAGCGCTACTTCTTCGGGTCGATCTGTTTCGACCACAATTTCATCATGTACGTGTAGTACGACATTATCCAATTGACGTAAAGAATGTCTAAGTAAATCATTGGCAACGGCTTGGGTGATGTTTTCACAGGCTAATCCTTTCCACAATCTTGCTCTTGGCCATTCTTTTGCATCGGCTGCGGGCTTCCATGCAGCTTTAGCGTAGGTGACGCCATCTGCCTCTAACTTAGCAAATGGGTAACAAAGAACTCTGCCCGAAGGTAGAGCATACCAAAGATGCTGACTATCGTACATATAGGTAACCCTACCTGCGCCAAACTCATGCTTAGGGTTACGCATCGCCCTTGTGTAAGCTGATTCTAGGTCTTGCCAATACGGAACCGCCCACGGATTAGCCGCACGCCAGCCTGCAACCATACGCTTGGCTTGTGGCTCAGGTAGTAATATGCCATAGGCTCTACCCATCGCCGCAAACGCGCCCACACCACCTGCAAATCCACAGGCTAACTCTTGTACTTTGCCAATTTGCCTCTGTTCACCGTCAACGTCAGCGACGGGTACGTGGAAGGTTGCGGAGGCGTTAACTTTATAGACGTCCTCTCCGCGTGCAAAGAGAGATAGCTTCTTGACACCGGCATCACAGTTTGATAGCCAGGGGTTAACTCTTGCTTCGATTCCTGACCAATCGGCAACAACCAGCGAGCAGCCTCGTCTAGGGATAAGGGCGGGTCGAAGCATACTTTTGAGTACGTCCGTGACGCGCTTTCCAAAGGCAGGGACAACTGCGTGGCCTCTAACCATAGCTTGTCTAACGGCATCAGGATCCTGAGCGCACCTCCGTGTGAAGTTGTGGACTTGGGCGCCGTAGCTACTGGCTCTACCTGTGGCGCTTCCACCTGCGAAAACAAACGCCCCACGAACGCGGTGATCTTCTTCATCGGCTAAATCCTTTAATCGTTTAAATTTCGCAACACTAGACGCCCATAGGTCGTCCGCACATTGGATAACATCCGCAACTTCCGGCGGTATCTCATCGGGGTTTTCTTCAGCAAAAATAAGTAGGTTAGCTCGAACTGACTTGTCGATCGAATATTTCTTATCGCCATCTTTGTACACTTCCATTAATTTTTTAGCTTCGTCGCCAACGCGCTCAAGCACCCACTCACGCATTTTAGGGCTACGAACCGAGGTGATCTCACCTTGCGTTACTTCAGCAACAATCTGCTCAATTTCTTGTAATTCTTCGTCAGCATAACGCACTGCGGCCTCGCATAGGGGCTTATCTAATAACACCCCGCGATCATTGATGCGCTCGTTAATTTGGTAATCAAGCAACTCCTCATCGGACAACTGGCGCATCGCTTGTGAGATAGCCCGCATGGTTCTCACATCCTGTAGAGCGTAGTTACCCATTTCTGCCAGCAAGGTGGGGTCTGTATTGAATGTACCATCTGCCTTGGGGATACACAACAAACGGATCAATTGATTGCCTCGGTGATCCTTACGCATACTGCTGCTAGCAAAGCGCCCAACGTCCTCGAGTGAGCCTGGCGCGCAGTTAGCCCGCGCTTGTGCAGCCGTGCAATACCACTGCGACAACACAGGGGTAGCTACATTAAAATCTTGGCATAAAACGTATTCGGTGATTAGGCGATCAAAACCTGCGTTATGCGCTCTAATCTGACCATCATTAAAAAAATGATGCTTGACAAGATTGGGAAAAGGTTGGTCAGGCGTCCACAGAACAACGTCCTCATCATCAAAGGCGTACGCCATGCAAATGATTTCGGTGCTAGGATCCTGAGCGTAGTTATAAGACCCACGGGTGCGTAGATCGCACCGTGAGCGTGTTTCATAATCAAGCCAAAGTATTGTCATAGATAGGTAGGGGTGTCGATTTGGTTGCTATTGCGCGTGTGCCGGAAGGCAGAAAAAAAGCACACTTGCAACATCCTCGAGGGTCTGCCTAACCACCCCTATTCATTTAACCGCGACGACGGCGTGCAGGTTTAGCTTGGGCAGGCGCATCTTCTTCAAACTCAGATTCAATCTCCAAGTTTGGTTCTGTTGCTGTTGAACCATCCATGCCTGACCAATCGATTACCTTAAACACAGGGGTAAAGATACGGCCATAAGACTTGTGGGTGTAATGCTCTTTGCCCAACTCAACCACAGGAACAGGGTTCTCCTGATCTTTTTCTACTTGTGTAGCAATCGCTACTGCTAACGCTTGAACCGCTTTTTTACCCCCAACTGACGTTGTGGTGTAACGCGCTTCCATATCCGCATCAGCGCCTGTTAAGCACTTGATAGACATACCGACCTGCGTTTCCCAACCCTTTTTAGCACCAGGAGGCGCTGCCTCGAGTTCAGGCAATGGCTGGCTTACGCTGACCATCTTCTCAGCCAATACTTCGCCATCACCCCACGCAATATATCCGTGAACGAATGAGAAAGGATTGACTGCCCAAGTAGAGTCATCTTCGATTTCGGTCTGCTCTGCACCGAATACCCAATGGCCTGTCTTGTCCATCTTAATAATGACGGTGCCAGCACCGCCGACATCGGCCTCTATGGTACGCAAAGCTGTTGCTAATGATTTTACTGAAGGCAGGTTTGCACCTGAGAATGTTGTGATATTTGACATAATTTTAAGTCCTTATTGAATTTTAGAAAGGGCTGCGGTCAATTGCTGCCCGATTTGTAATACCGCAGGTCTTGGGTCTGATTCCTCAACTAGCGTACTGCCACTGCTTACTGCTACTACTTGATTGGCAGGCAATTGCTTGGCGTGCTTTTTCAATACTTTTTCAGCCTGGGCTGGTGATATTACCTTACTTGTGAGTAGCTCACGCTCAGGAATACCCTCGTTTAACATCGCTACCAAAGCCTGATCGTCATCAGCCCATTGGCGAGTAGCACGCTTAGCAACCAATTTAAAGCCTGGCACAGGTTTGCCTGCCTCTAAGATCTGATGGGCTAGGCTACGCACATCAGCGATCCACTGCTCAAGCATATCGGTTTTCTTAAGATATTCGCTAATCAACCCAACATTGAGGATGTCAAGTTGAGCGTTCAAGGCGCGGTCGGCCATGCCTGTCATTTTAGGGCAAGTGGGTTTTGCAGCGCACCAACGGCAATGATCGCCTGTGCTTAGGGGCGCGTCAGGCATTTGGCTAACCTTGACTGCCGTTGCTAGCTCCTGCTCAAACAACTTAATGCGCTTAGTTGTTGTAACCCAACGCTTTACAGATGGGGGTTGCACAATGATGCACTCGATTTCTTCTATGTCCTTGAACACCCATTGCACCTCGGGCGTCCGCATGGCTGCGGCTGCATAGAACATCAATTGAGGATTATCTTCTGCGCCCACTGGAACTCCGCTACCAAACTTCCAATCCAAAATGAAAGCGCGTTTCCCAATACGACCAAGCAAATCGGTACTGCCAAACACACCAGGCAAAAGGTCACCAAAGCCAACACGTGTTTCGGTCGCATATTCCATCTCCTTATTTGGGTCGATTTCATCTAAGGCTTTAAGAGCAGGGTAAACCTTCTCATCAAGCAATTCTTGGGTTAGGCTAATGCCCTCATACTGCATACCGATCAATGACTCAGGCGTTACGCCATCGGCAAGGATCTTATCCATGACACTATGCAAGAGGGTGCCTTCGTCAGCGTATTTGCTGCTAGGCTTGGGAGGCATCTTGTCGCACAAGGCTACAGAGCCTGGGCAACTGATAACACGTTTGGCGGTAGAACCACCAACTACACGGGAATGTTGGACTACATCGTTCATTTTGTTTCCTTTACTTTAGTTGACTGAGATTAAACTTTACCACAGCTTTTTAATCTGTGCTAAACTTTTTTACATGAATACAAAAAATAAACCTGAAAGAGAAGCAGAGATTGAAAAATACTTTGTTTGGGCGGTTGCTTCAATTGGCGGCAAGACTTATAAATTCAAGTCTGTTAGCCAGCGTGGGGTTGCTGATCGAATTGCTTGTTTGCCTAATGGCGATACGTGGTTTATCGAGATCAAGCGCCCTAAAGGCGGTCATCTATCACCTATGCAAGATGTATTTGCGGATGAAATGTGGTCGCTAAAGCAAAAATACGCGTGTTTATGGACAAAAGAACAAATCTTGCAGTGGATATCTGAGCTATGAAATATTTATCAGTTTGTAGCGGTATCGAAGCCGCCACGATGGCTTGGCACGATTTAGGTTGGACACCTGCGGGGTTCTCTGAGATTGAGCCGTTCCCATCAGCCGTATTAGCGCATCACTATCCCAACGTCACTAATTTTGGTGACATGACCAAATATAAGGAGTGGAATTTAGATGGATCAATTGACCTTCTCGTTGGAGGAACCCCCTGCCAATCCTTCTCAGTTGCAGGACTTAGGAAAGGAATGGATGACCCACGTGGTAACTTGGCACTCGTCTATTGCGGAATGCTTAACTACTTTAGACCGAACTGGTTTGTCTGGGAAAACGTCCCTGGTGTCTTGTCAAGCTCAGGAGGACGGGACTTTGGTTCCTTCCTCGGGGCGGTGGCTCAACTCGGGTATGGGTTCGCCTACCGAGTGCTTGACGCTCAGTACTGCGGAGTGGCACAGCGACGCCGTCGTGTCTTCGTTGTCGGATACCTTGGAGATTGGCGACCTACCGCCGCAGTATTATTTGAGCGCGGAAGCCTGCGCCGAAATCCTGCGCCGAGCGCACCGCAGAGGAAAGAACCTTCCGCATACTTTGAAAGTAGCCTTGCTCAATACCGCGAGGGAGATATTGGAGGAACCCTTAAGGCTAGCGGTGGAGTCCTCGGTGGAGGAAGCGAAACTTTCTTAGTTCAAAAGGTATACGAAACACACCCTGCCGATAGCCGTGTCAGGGAAATGGGTGAAACCTGTCAGACCGTGACTAGCCGTTGGGGTACAGGCGGTGGCAATGTGCCTATTGTTGAGGCATATTCTATCCGTGAGGACGCAGGCGCCAATACGTTTAGCGCTACGCCGTTAACTGTTACGCCTGCTTTGCAAGCCTTACGCCCATCGGTTCAATCACATCACGCTCAGACGTTTGTTGCTGATTCAGTCAAAGTGCGTCGCTTAACACCGACTGAGTGCGAGCGTTTGCAAGGTTTTCCTGATAGTTTTACGAACGTGCCTTGGCGTAAAAAAGACACATCGCCTGAAGGATTACGTTACAAAGCCCTTGGCAACTCAATGGCGGTGCCTGTCATGCAATGGATTGGCGATGGTATTGATTTGGTAGATAAGCTATGAAATTGCGCGATTATCAAGAAACGGCAGCCGATTTCTTGTACGAGAACAACCGCGCTATGATCCTCGCGCCCGTAGGCGCTGGTAAGACGGCTCTAACGCTTGCAGCCATGCAAGACGCTATCAAGCAAGGGTTAGTCAAGCGTTGGCTTGTCCTTGCCCCTAAGCGCGTCTGTACGGATGTGTGGCCTGTAGAACAACCCAAGTGGGCATCAGGGTTATCCCTAAGTGTTGCGGTAGGCGCGCCTGCTGCGCGTCTTAAAGCGCTGCGTAGTAAGACCAACGTGGTGGTAGTTAACTACGACAACATCGAATGGTTAACAGAACAATTCTTAGATTTTGACGCCGTAGTGTTTGATGAGCTAACCAAGCTCAAGAACCCGTCAGGCAAGCGCTTTAAAGCATTGGCTAAGGTGGTAGACACCATCAACATCCGTTGGGGGCTTACAGGCTCGTTTACAAGCAATGGGCTTGAGGATGTGTTCGGGCAGTGCAAGATCGTTAATCAAGATCTGCTTGGGCGCGCTAAAGGTGCGTTTATGCAACAGTATTTCGTCCTAGTCAATAAGGACTTTGGCGAGTGGGAGCCTCGGGTAGGCTCATTAGGAAAAGTCATGGAACGAATCAAACCTGCAACATTCCTGTTAGACGCAGGTGAATACGCTGACAAGCTGCCGCCATGCCACACAATTGAGATGAAGTGTGACTTGGCTGACCGCGAGCCATACGAAAAGATGAAAAAGGATTTTGTCATTGAGTTTAAGGACGTACAGATCACCGCAGTCAACGCAGGCGTGGTCACAGGCAAGTTGCAACAGATGGCAGGCGGTTGGGTCTACGAAACGGTTACAACGGCATCAAACCGCCCTGGGCGCATGAACGTGACCAAGACGCCTATGTGGTTTAGCACCCACAAGTTTGACTTGCTTGATGAGTTGCTTGCGGAAAACCAACACGCCAATACCATCATTGTCTACAACTACGTGGAAGAATTGGCTGAACTTAAGCGTCGGTACCCTCATTCCCAGACAATCAATGACACTAGGGCAATCGAGCGTTGGAACGATGGCACGGTAGAGTTGCTATTGATTCACCCTAAGTCAGCAGGGCATGGCCTCAATCTTCAACATGGCGGGTGCAAGATGGTTTTTGTATCCCTGCCTTGGAGCCTTGAGTTGTACGAGCAAACCATTGGGCGTTTGCACCGCAGCGGTCAAAAGCATGACGTATGGGTTTACCTTTTATTGACCAATAAAACGATTGATTTACGAATTTGGGACGCCTTGAAGGATAAACGGGCGTTATCTGATATTGCACTTGAGGAATTGAAATGAACAATGAACCAGTAGCGTGGGGAATGTTGGATAGTGAAGGCGGTATTTACGACTCAATTAGTCCTGCAGAACACGACAGAGAAGAAGGTGCTTACACTATTCCGCTCTACACCCATCCCAGCAAAGACCTAACAGATGAGGAAATAATTGCAATTTCAAATGGATGTTTGGTGGGTGCTACTGCTTGGCATAACCCTGATTTAGACCCAATAGAATTTGCTAGAGCAATACTAAGAAAGGCTACAAAGTGAAAAGATTAATGCAACTAAAAGCAAAGCTAAAGCTAAAGCAAGCTGAAAGCGTAATTCGGGTGCGTAACTATGGCACGGCGGCTAGGGCGTTAACTAGAACCATTGAAGAAATTAAAGCCCTTAAAGAAAGGATTAAAAATGAAGAAGCTAAGTTGGCGGGCGTTAAATAACCAACTTTCCATGATGAGCGAGGCTGAAGTATTGTCTTTGCTTGATTTTGAAAAGTTAAATGAGAGGCGGTCGTCTGTATTACAACGTCTGCACCAGCGCTATAACGTCTTGCGGGTGTCCCGCGAGCGTATTGAGCTTATGAGCTTGGCGGTAAAGCCATGACCGCGCCCGACTTTAGCACCTGGAGCCGTGAGAATTTAGAGCGTTTTGCACAGCAAAGTTTTACAGAAATAACCGAATTAAAAAAAGAATTAAAGGACGCCATTGAAGCCTATCGTCAACTTAACAGGAGTTTGAAATGAAAAAAATGATACTTTTGGTGCCTTTTGTTATGTGCGCTTGCACATCAATCCCGCCAGTTCAATATCAATCCGCAGCCCCTATACAAACCTTGATTATTGACCCAAGCGTCCAGGCGATGTCTAGGAGCGAGGTTATTTTGGCTAGTCAAGAATGTACGGGTAATAATATGCGGGCAGTGTTAGTATTTGCAAAACGGCGTATTGGATCGTCTAGCCTAAGCACCGACATTATTGTTGATGTAGCTTGTCATCCTAAACCCGTTAGTATGTTTTGACCTGAAAGGGGATTGAATGAATAACGAACATATATGGACTGCATCTGGTACCAATATAGAAGAACGATGGGCTAAAAAATACGGGTGGATACGCCCGTCTGAACTCCCAGAATACCAAGCTAAATACAAATATTTT